AACCGCAGACATACTGCTGACACCTGCGATTGTGGCTGTACCACGATCTATCTGTCTGCCTGTTGCAGTTGCACTAGATGTTTGAGCTATAGTCGCTGATCCACGATCTATTTGTCGCCCTATAGATGAAGCACTAGAAACTGCTGATATGGTTGATGCGCCAAGACTTATTACATGACCAACCGAGGTAAATCCTGAAGTTTGAGCAGATGTTCCTGCTCCAAGTTTGATAACTACTCCAGCAGAAGTAAATCCTGAAGAAGCAGCAATGGTAGAACTACCGAATCTCTTTACAGAAGATTCAGCAGTAAAACCAGAAGTTTGCGATGCGTTAGCCGCACCTTCGTGATAAACAGGAGTTCCATAATGGGACTTCCCGTAGGTATATTGACCGTAGCCTACTGAGGCCATTGTCTTATGCTAATGTGATATCTAAATCGCCAGCATCAAATCTGAATACGTCTCCACTAGATACAGTTTTGTTAGCAGTCAAACTTGCATAAGCAAGTAAGTTACCAGAACTTGAGGCATCCATAATACCTACAGCTACAACTGTTCCATAGTCTGCGGTTGCAGTTGGATATTCAATCGCAGCAGCATTGGTCGCTGTTGTGGGATCTGTACCTGATACGTTAAATGTAGCAGTTTGTCTTGCATAAGCTCCACCTGAAACTTCAGTACCGCCACCAGTATCAGTTGGTGCTACAGTAAATAAAGCCACATATAATGTTGTTGGTGCAGTATAAGCAGTTCCGCCAAATACATGATCTAATACTTTGTCTTCTAAATAATCGCTAAATCCAGCCATTTTTACTCCTAGTTATTATTCCAATAGTGTATGTTTTTACGAGATTTACCATAGGTTCTTCTTCTTTGAACCAATGATCCTTTACCAAACTCAGCCTTTTCTTGTTGTAATCTCATTTCTTCAAGAGATTTTTCAAACTGAGCATTGAATAAAGGTATTCTCTCATCTTCCATCAAAAAAACTGATGCGTGTTTTAGTGATCCATGCAAGTAAACATCTGGATGTGTATTAGACACAAAGTTAGATGTATTAGAATCAGAAAGTGCATCTATCTTTCCGAAGTATGTTAATTGTAATGTATAACTGCTGTCAGGGGTAGGTGCAAGTTCGATTGTATCGTCAACTAATGCGTAATAGATTGGTTGACCAGTTTTGTTATTAATTGATTTTCTATACACATCAAGTGATTCAATAGACATTTGCATCAATGGTCTAAAGTCATTGGATGTAATTTCAATATTGATGGCCTCTAGCCAATCAGAAGGTACTGATAAATACTGTCCGTCTGCTGTAGCGGTTGCTCGCTTAATCATCTCTTTAACTCTAAGTTTACGATTAAGTTCAGCTTCAGTATTATCAATAAACATATCTATTTCAGAAGTTAAATCTGATCTGTTTAGATAATTAGCTATGTTAGTTTTAAGCTCTGCGTATGTCATAGTTTACCTTGCCATGTTCTAAAGACTTTATTATCAGAATGATTTAACCACTTTCTCCATTGTTTCATGTCATTCGCCCAGCCTTCTCTACAGGCTTTTTGGTACACCACTAAGGGTACTTCTGCGACATGGCGTAAATCTTTGCCTGGCTTATTCTCTGCTAATGCTTTGCAATGTTCTATAACAGGAGCAACATCTTGGGTGGTGTGATAAATAACCTTATCATCTTCCGTAGCAAATTCATTGGTAAAACCAGTCTTGTGATCGATAATTGTTCGTCTTGCCATATTGTCTATAATTTTATCATTGACTTAGGCTTTTAGGGAAATAACTTGTAGATAAAAAAATGGGAGTCAATGCAAATGCACTAACTCCCATCCGTCCCAGATAATTAGGATGTGCTTAAGTCTGCAACAACACCATGAGCAGCTTCGTTGGATACTTCTAATCCATACTCAACTACGATCATTTTTGTTTCTGCATCACCAATAGTAGCAATATCTACTGTTTGGAAATTTCTTAAATAAGCAACTTTAGCAAATTCTGGATCTACTAAAAGAAGCGATCTTTCTCTTGATCTGTTTGATGGAACGATTTTGAGTTCACCAAAGTCAGATGAATAGATAGATACTGAAGCCTCTACAGTATTTTGATCCACAAATTGTCTAGCTTGTGACCTACCTGTGAAACCACTAATAACTTGTTTGTTATGTGGGCCACAAATAGCCAATGATGGTTCACCACCATTTGTGAAAGCTAACTCAAGTGTATCTTTGAGTAGAGTTTCAGTTAAAGCTCTTTGAGTTCCGTCAGTTGGAGCAGCACCACTTCCTGTAGAAGCACCATTAGTACCTCTAGAATCGTTTGAAGTGATCCAAGATTCAAAACCACCAGTTACACGAGCAGTTGTCGCATCACCAGTTGTTTTAGCTCCTTTTTGACAGAGAGCCTCTTCCATATCTCTTTTAAGAGCTTTAGACATAATAGCAAGTTGATGAGCCATTTCTGACCTTTTACCTGCTGGATCTGAACTCTCTTGAGATCCTGTTACAGTTGCATCTCTTTTTGAGATCATACATACGTTGCTTGCTCTTACAGTAGCAGTTGAAGCTGCTCTTGAAAGTTCGAAGCCTTCTAATTCTCCACTTGAACTTGGTGTAGGTAGAGATTCTGTTTGCCAATCAAACACCACATTGCTCACATTTCGTGTACCGATTGAGGACATGAACGGAGTTTGCATAGGAGAGATGTTGTAAATGATATTACTTAAATCTTCTCTATCAGCAGTTGCGGTGTAAGTATCAAAAGCGTTAGTTACTTTTGCCATAATATTACTCCTTGTAAATTACTTTAATAATTGTTCAAAAACTTTAGCTGCATCTGAGGGTTTCCCAGTTTTAGCTAACCTTTGTTTTGCTTTCTTCACAGGAGCTACTGATCTTGGTCGGTTCGTAGTACCAGGTCTTGCAACCCTAGCCTTTGCTTTTTCCGTTGGTTTTTTCTTAGTTGCTTTAACAGTTTTGCTTTGCAACCAAGCATTTCTTAAACCAAGTAAGGCTCGGTAGTCATACACGGCATCCATCTCTTGAGGTGAGTAACCTAAGACATTGATTCCATATTCTCGAATCGCTAGCTTATCCTTTGTTGCAACTTCAGGATCTTGCCATTCTGGTATAAGTTCAAGTAACTTTTGCTGACCTTCTTGCACCATTTGTGCAATTTGCTCTTGCTGTTTTTGCGTTGCTTCTTGTTGAAGCCTTTGCTGTTCAGCTTGAGTGGCCTGCAACTTCTCTTTCTTCTCATCCCAGAGTTGCTTTTCTCGAACATAGCCAACGGGATCATCCTCGTATAACTTGTTCCAATCTGGCTCGCCTGCCAATTCGCCCTTTAGTTGGGCTTCCAATTTCGGTAACAACTGCGAATAAATCGCATCTCTTTGCGCTAATTCTTGTTGCTGTTGCTCAATGGTTTTCCGTTGTTGCGACAGCTCTTGAGTTTTGCGCGTGTAATCTTGCTGACGTGAATATCCGCTTTGGAGTTCCTCAAGCGTGACCTCTACCTCTTCTCCGTCTATTCTGACTCGATAGGTGGGTTGCTCTTGTTCGTCCTCAACCTCAGTTTGTTCTTCGTCATCAATTTCATCATCAAAATCGGATTCTTCATCTTCAACCATCTCTTCTTCAAGTTCGGCTGCTTCTGGTAATTCATCCTCTTCAATGACTTCCTCTTCTACTTCATTTGTGACTGCTTCTTCAACTTTTTCCTCTTGAGGAGTTAAGAAACTTTCAAACGCAGAAGTAGCTAGTTCTCCTTCAGTTTGTAAAGCAGTCGGTTTTCCGTTATTGCTCATAAATACTCCTTATGTGTATTTATAAGTATTTTATATGAATTTATTTAAAAAAGAAAAGATTTTTAGCCTACGCTACGAATCTTATTGATATGTGTTTTGGTGAGCTTGCCTTTCTCTGCAATGATTCTAATATGTTTTTCTATTTCAGGTATTAATAAAATTGATCTATGTAAGTCCTCTCTGATATTCACATCTTTTATATCACGAGAGTTTAACCAAAAGTTGATGTATTCGTTTTTAAGATTATCTAAAACTTCCTTAAATACTTCTGAGTTTAATATTTGTTCGGCTTGTTCAGCCTTGACGACTTCTTCGTGTGTTGGCATTTATACTATGTTAAATAAGTTTGGCATCCTTTGAACAGTTCTTCCTGCGCTAATAGGAGAAACAATTTCATCTATATTAATCATTGGTTCTCTTAAAACAGAGGGTGTTACTACAGGTGGTATGTAAGGCATTTGTGGTAAACCAGTTAAATTGGTTGGTATGACAGGTTGTGGTTCAAATACTGGAGCTTGTGGCATAACAGGTGCGATATCTAATGGTTGCTCAACAGGTGGTGTAAAACCAAAAATACTTGGTGTAGTAACTTCAGGTATAGTTGGTTGAACATCAAACAGAGAAGGAACTTCTATATCTTCTAATATATCTGCTAACTCTTTTTCTTCAATATCTCGTAAAAACAAGTCAAGATCAGGTTCAAAAGGTTCGCCAATCTCTGTCATGTCAAACTTTCTTTGTATAAAAGGCAAAGTTGGCATCGGTGTACCAACAGGTGCAAAAGGCATGGTTGGAATAGATGGCGCTACAGGTTCTCCGATAGTCGGAGCTGTAGGCATTACAGGAACTTCTCCTGCTGATATCAAATCTAACTGAGCTTGAGTTAAACCCATAGGTGCTTGCGGACTAAATTGCAAGCCTGGTGCTACAACTTGTTCGAAAGGCATACCGCCTGATATTTGTTGTGCGTATGCTTGACCTGTTGCTACAGGGCCAACCTTTGACTGTACTGGTTGTTGTCCTACTATTTGTCCTATTGCCATATTAAGTTGTTATTAGTTTATCTATTTTAGCATCAAGTTTGTCTATTTTGTCTATTAATCTTTGAAACTCGATTGTGTGTTCATTTCTTGTTAGATAATCTTTGGCTACCTCTTCTCTGGTTTTATTGAGCAAAATGTCAACACGCTTAATTTCAGTTTCGTTTTTTCTTATGCCATAGACTAAAGGTGCTAAGACCAAAGTAACTATGATGTTCCAAACGATGTAGCCTGAAATCTCCATATCAATAAAAGTCAGTAGCTCCAGATGTGAGGGCGCGGGCTATAATTT